CGCCTCCGCCGCCAAGCCGAGAGCGCGCGTCAGGATCGTCAAGCGGAATCACCGCCTCATCACGCCCACCCTCACCAATGATTGCGGGCACACCGCCGTTCGTTGCGCGCACGATACCGCCCTCAGCCAGAGGCACGCCCGCAATTCTTGCAGCCTGCGCCGCCATCGCGGTCCCCACGAGACCGGCCGCAATAAAGTTGAATGGCGGAGGAAACGCAGACAGGGCCCGAGCGATGGCAACAGGAGTTTCAATTGCGATCTGGGTGATGCCCGCAGCCTTACCAATGGCCGCCAGAGTTCGGTTGTTTGCATTCTGCAGTGTCGCAATCGTGCTTAGTGTCGCCTGCCTGTCGCGGACAATATTTTCGTTTTTCTGTTTTTCAAAGGCCTCTTCCTTTGCCGCACGCTGTTGGTTTAAGAGGCCTTCTTTGTCCTTAAGAAGCTTGAGCTTGGCCGCGTTATTTGATTCAGCTTGAAACTGTTTGTCGAGTGCGGAGATCTTAGTCGCAAGTTTCTGCTCTTCGTTTGCCCCAATCTGCGCGTTCTCAACCGCCATAGCCTCGAGACGCTGCTGCTCCGCCTCGACCTGCCCAGCGAGTGCATCTTCGCGAGAGATCGTTCTCTTGTTTGCAAGTGAAGCGCGAAAATTCTCCTCGTCCTCTTTCCTTTTGTTTTGCTCGTCTTGATTTCTCGCCGCAGACAGTGCCGACATGTCTTCGTTAAAGGTGCGCCAGTTTTCCTTTACGTCATCGATGGTCGCTTTTTGCCCAGCAACCCAAGCTTCGCCAGCTTTTTTGAATTCGCCATCCATTACTAGGCTGACCGCCTTAAATGCCGCAGACAGGTCGTTCTGGACCTTCTCAACAAGGGTCCCAACGATCAGCCGCAATACCAGCATCGTTCTCGCCGCAGCGTCGATCGCAAACGCGAACGCATCCACAATGTGCTTGTTCTCCTCAAACCCAGTAAACATGCGTCCGAGGATTGCAATCATGGCCGTTATCGTCGGCGCGATACGCTCACCAACTGTTTCCAGAAAGTCAGAGAGCCGATTCTTTAACTGCTCTATTGAGCCGAGGCCCATCGCGGCGGCTTCGGCCTGACCCCCAAAGGTATCGCTAAGGCCCTTTGTGACGGCGGTCATTTTCTCTGACGAAGATGCGGCGGCGTTGATTTCGATGCCGTATCGCGCGAGCGCGTTCGTCCCCGTGCCAATCGTCTTTCCAACAAGCTCCGCTGCAGTATTCAGGTCGATCTTCTTGGCCGCAGCGAAATCAAGAGTCGCCTTGAGAACGTCCTCGGTGACCTCTTTTTGCTTCGAGAACTGTTGAATAATTGCCGTGGCCGAAATGATTTGCTCGTCACCAAAGGTCGTAACCTTCTGTAGCGATGTCGCCAGACCTAGATACTTATCCCTAAGATCGGTTGTGAAGGTGCCGGCGTTGACCATCGCTTGGTTTAAGCGGTTAGTCGCCTCTTCTTGTTCGCGAAAATTTCGAAGCGCGAGTCCGGCAAAGCCAACGATCGCTGCGCCGGCTGCGACCGCGGCGCTTGCGATGGTAGCGATTCCAAGCCCGACTTTATCAAGCGCGGAAGAACCCATCTCCTTTACTTTAAGTATTAGGGTAGCTTCCTTCTGTGCCATTACCTACCGCCTGGTCTGCGACTCTTCCTTTGATTCGCTCTCTTCGCTTGCTTTATTTCCTCTTCGATCGCCTTACTCGCCACAAGCATATCGAACTGGAAGTCGGTGTTTTCCGAATGAAGCAAGCTCGAGGGCAGCACACCGTAACGCTTCGCAATCACATCAAGTTCAATCAACTTCTCTCGTGAGAGCCGAGTGACTTCAGTTTTTTTTTACCGTACGAAAACTCTACGATTTTATCGTACAACGCATTTGCCATTTCCATATCGATGAAAACGTCAGAGATCGGAACGAGTCCCTCGCCCTCTTTTCGGCCGATTTTTGGACTGACGACCCCCGCAATAATCACGTCAGCCAAGTGTTCACGAATTTTTTTATGAGAAAGCTGCACGTCATCTTTCGCGCCCCCAGCTTGGTAGGTGTCATACGACTGCCGCAGAACGCGCGCGCCTTCGAGATAATTTAGGACATCAACCTTGCGAATAATGAACTCTACGCCCTTAATGCGCACCTTCATCTTCGCGTGAATGTGCGCATTAAGACTTTTCTTTTTAAACCAGCCGAACATATCAATAACTCGACGTATCGTTTGTCACGAGCGCCCGAATCGCATATCCGGTCGAGGTTGATGAGTCGCGAAGCACGAGTGCGGAAACTTCGGTTTTTAGAATCTCGTCCGGCCCGCCAATCTCAGGATCCGACGCCTCAGTGATGAAGATCTTCGGCATCTGAATTTTAATCCCGCGACGGATCGCGGAACCAGACAGCGTGTCGCCCAAAAACTCAAGCTCACAAGCGAGCTGAGAATTGTTGATCATCGCCGTGTAGGCGGTCGTCGTATCGAACCGCATCGTCATATTCAGCGTGATCGCGGCCACTCCGGGCGGCAATACCTGAAGAAGGTCCGAGCCTATGCGTCGAGAATCTGCATCTGCCTTGAGATTGTTTGCAATCGTCAACTCAACCGTTTGAACATGCCAGAACGACGTCGAGGTCAAAGAACCGAATGAACTCTCGACGCTCACGCGTCCGCTAACGAAGCTAAGTGGCCACTGATTTAGGTTTCCGATAGCCGTCGAAACGTCGTTTGTCGAAATCGTCGAGTCTTTTCCGATCAAAGAGAACGTCGCCTTTACCGCCTCGTCGATCTCCGAATTTAGAGTGAATTCGTTTACGCGAAGTCCGGTAAACTCGAAAATCTTTGCCGAAGCCGAGTCGCCCTTGCGAGTATTGATAGAAAGCGACCCGTGTGTAGCGTCGAAGTTTCCGAGAGTGAACGTATGCGTAAACGCACTCCCTCCGGCCGTCTCTCCCGTGGCGGTCGCAGACGTAATGGCCGCACCGCCCATCGCATTCTGAAGCAAATAAGCGGCCGCAGTCGAGCGCGGGTCGTAATGAATCTCGATATCTCCTTCGATCTTCTTACCGAGACTGATCGTATCCGCGTACACGCGATGCGTGGTGATTTCCTCAATGACCTTTGCTTCCTTCATCGTCCGAAGGCTAGACGAGATAAACTCGATTCCGGCCGTAGCGGTGACGTAAGTGCCGTAGGTCGTTTCGCGTGCGACCGCGAGATAAGAAGGGAAACCAACAAGTGCGTTCTGACCTACTGCCATTTACTTCCCTCCCTAGATAGAAGACGCAAACGCATAGTAATGTTCACGTCCAATCATACGAAGCGACCCATCGATATCGCCGAGAGCCTGAAGAAGCTCTCTGCGCTTCCTTACCTTCTCTCGCACGATCCCGGCATCTTCTCTCTTGTATGAATACTTCATTTGTGACTCAAGACTCGACATGAATCTGCCGGGCATGATCGTTTCTTTCGAGCATTGTATCACCGGCAAATTGAACGTCTTGATATATTTTTCCAACCACTCGGCGGAGAACGCGAGGTTCCCCGACGTGTACGAATAATTATTATTTAAATTGTTCAAGTAAATATGGCGCATGTAGTTTTTCTTCCCGCCGCCATCGCTATCGAAAGCGTAATATTTCCCGTCGGGTCTCCAGGAGAAGTCGTATCCGATAAGTAGAATCTTATCGTAACCGAAGAAGTTCGCACGGCCGCGGTCGTCCGACTGAGTAAGGAACACAACCATAGCGTTAGATACGTTCGTCGCGGCTGGAATCTGGTTCTGACAGCCCGAGAGACGAGAAAACTCCTGCTCCGACTTAATGATGTCTTTGTTTACGAAGAAGTACATATCTTTCCATTTCGCCTCATGCGTCCACCGCGGATTGGCGCAGACGTTCGAAAACAAAACGATATCCTTAACCTGGTCTTTCCACGGCTCGAGATACTTCTCGAAAGAGACGTTTGCGTCGCACACGAGGACGTAGGTCGGTTTAATGCCGTGATTAAGGCAGTGACCGAGTGTTTTGTCACAGACCAGGATGTCGACGTTCTCCTGAAGTTCCTTAATCGTCTCGAGGTTCTCTTCGAACGAATAGCCGTTTGCGATACAGAGTATCGCGCGGCCGACGCCGATGTTTTCGAAATCAGAAAGGTCCTTCATTTTAAACTTAGAGTGAAGTGTCGCGTGCGCGCGCCACTGCTTCGCCCATTGGTTATAGGCCGCTTTCGATTGAGCAAGAATCTGTGACTCAGATGGCATAAAAGTAAAACCTCAGTAGAAGACTGTTCCTCGGATTGTCATAATCCCGGCGCGCAGATGGACGTTTTCCTTCAATGGTTGATCGTAATAAAGTGTGTCGCTTGCGACCTGCCAAAGTACGGATCCCGAAACATTCGGAATACTGCGAAGGACAAGCTCGACGTTCTCCATTAAATAATTGATATCCTTATCCGCCGGATCTTCGTCGACGACCGAAAGCGTGTCGTTCCAGACCGCGGCGACGACGTCGACGAAGACCTCGGCCCTTCGCTTCGCGTTTAGTTGGTCCTTCGCGATGCTCGCGTTCTGCGGGCTTTTCTTGCTCACATAGCACGTTACGAATGGATAGAAAGACGCCTGAACCGGGATCATCAACGGATGAACCTTTAAGATCTTCCGGACCCGCCGACTTAGATCGCTAGAGAGATCGATCGGCGACGCGGTCGTCGTGTTAGCGGCCTGAAGCGTCGTCTGAATATTCTCTAGAATACCGTTCAGGTCGACCCGCTCAGCCATTCTTGTCCTCTAGAATCTTCGCAAGGATGGTCTCGGCCACAGTCTCGTGCGCCTTCGATGAAAGCCACATAAACGAACGCTCGGGTAAATTTCCATCGCCCTCGTCGTGCCCCCAGGCGTATGGGTAGCCGCCTTTTGTCTTCGCGTTATTAAACCAAGTAATCGCGTGAGGCTCGACTTTATACTTGGTCGGCTGAAAGCTCTGCCGAAGACGTCCGCTGAACTGGAGAATCTTATTCCCGCTGCGTCCAATCTCTTTCATATGTTCGCGATAGATCTCTGACCACGGTTCCCATGGACCCGACGGGCCGCGCTCTTGCTCGAAGTGTTCGATAACATCTTTAAAGACAACGGCAGAAATGGCGCCGACGATTCCGGCTTGCCGTTCTGGTTCTTTAACCATCTTCGCGACACGCTCCATGAACCTTCTAATCTCTTTATCGTCGAAGTAAACTTCCTGCGCCATCAGTCGCGCTCCGCATCGATATCGTCTAGCTTAGAATCATCGACGCGCCAGTTTAGCTCGTCATCTTCGTTAAACGTATTCGCGTAGTTCGAAGTATTGCACTGGATACGGTAGGTGCTGCTTACCGAGTCCGGCACGACGGATCCGGTCGAGTCAAAGACGTTGAGTTTAAACTCAGCAATCATCTTAAGGTTATTGATTGCGCGCTCGATAAGCTTTTCGCCGCGCTTTGATTCCTGACCCCTGGCCATCTGCTCATACATATAGCCCTGGCTAAGCCATTTGCAGATTGTCTGTATTACCGGAGGGGTCGAGGTTGACGTCTGAAAGTAGGACGAAGACAGGTCGTAACGCTGCGATAGAAACTTATCGATTTCGTCTTCGGCCCACTGGATGCACTCTGTCGCAAGACTGGTCGTTGCCGTGTCGAACTCTGTGCCAATCATCGCCGTCTGAAGCGACGTCGTCGTGCAGTATGTGCCCACGGCTTAACCTCACGATCAGATTCGGATCTTATTTGTCTTCTTCAGCTTTTCGACGAAGTCCTTGTTTTTCTTCACCGAGCATATGTAAACGCGATGCTTGTTTCCGTTTGCCATCTTGGAAACTTTGATCAGCTTATCGCCGTGAATCTGATACCACTCTTCTTTCACGGCGGCCGCCTTCTTCCGCGCTTCTTCCTCTCGTGCGACCTTCTTGCGATGACGCGACTGAGGAGTTTCTTCGGCATCGACTGTCGGCGTGGTCAGTTCTTCTGACATTCAGTTACTCCCTAAAGGAATCGAGACCGCCTGGCGAAAGAGCGGCCCCGAAAGTAAAGGACACGAAAACTCTTAGACGACGTCCTTGATTAGGTAGCCGGTCAAAGATGCGACGATCTTTGGCTGGAACTTAATCTGGACCTCGATGGCTTCCGCCTTGCGCTCTTCGTCGCGCCAGCGGCGGACCATCGGCATGTTCTTCATGAACGTGTAACCGCAGCTCGGCTTCATCGGCGACGGGTTCGGCGCCTTGTAGCCGACGAAAGCGATATCGCCGTAAATCTGGGAGATTGCCTCGGTCGTTCCCGGAGCACTTGTGTCCACCGATGAGATCGGGATCAAGAGCTCGGGAAGGTCGAAAAGGCCGGCCAGCATCGCGGGCGTCATTTCGCTCGTCGTGTACTTCGTGCGATCGAGAACGGACACGTGGTTCTTGCACGCAACGAAAGCGTCGCGCGGCAAGATGCCGAAGTTCGGCTTGTATCCAGAGTTCTGAATCACCGTCGTCGCCGCGGTATCGAATACCGGAATCGGGTTCGAAACCGTCGTATTCGCGTTGAACGCGTTCGCAGCCGCAAGGGAAACGTTCAGAGACCAGTTGGTCGTCGTGAACAAATCTGCGACCTTCTTCTCGCGCATACGCATGATGACATCTGTCAGCTCTTCGGTCATGTCTGCCCGAAGGTCCGTGATGTCATAGTTGTCGGCCTCTTCGTCGCCGACATAGTTCTTCAGCGCGTGATCTTCGAGAAGATACGACGCAGTCGTCACTTCGAAGTTGTGCTCGTTGGCGACGGCCTTCGGAGCACGCTTCGTTTCCGGGATCCGGAAGTTACGAACCCAGATCCGGTAAAGGTCCGAGTCCAGCTTAACCGGCATCCGCGGGAAAACCTGATCCGCAATATATTCCGTGTTCTGGTACTTAACGGAAATATTGCTAAGAAGCTTATCGACATGCAGTTGGTTAGCTAATGGCATAACCTACCTCCTTAGCTCATCCGTTACGGGATGGACTTGAAGAACGGGTTGATGAAAACGTCCGCGATGGTTCCGGTCGCCGCGACGGTCGGGCCAACCAAGATTCCACCAACGTACGAGCCTGCGGTTGCATCAACGTGAGGAATCCCGCGACCGGACGAATCCGATGCGACGAGGTTTCCGCTCGTGACGGTGTCGTTAAAGAACACCTTTGCAAGGGTTCCGGGTCCTGCGACCGGGATTGCAGAGGTCGTATCCTTAACCGTATCGAGCGTGACTCCGAAGAGTGGGCTCGTAACGGCTGCCGGATACTTTACAGTTTGCGCGGTGCCTGTTACGGCGCTCACGAAGCGGTAAGCTGCGAGCGTCGACTGCACCTTAAAGGAAAGTGGCGGAATATGTGCCATGTTAATCCTCCATCAGTGGAGAAGTGACCCTTACTCGGCTTCGGCCATAGTTTGGATCGCGGCCGACTCACGAGGGCGAACTTCTTTCGTAACAGCCTTATAGGCCGTCTTGTAGTCGCACTTGTGTTCAGCGATGTACTTCTCGATTTTTTCGTTAATAGCATCGTCTGAATTGCCGCTCTTCTTCAGACCCTCGGTCGAACCTTCTGTGCGGTTAACGTCCAAGGCGGAATGCAATTTCAGGGTTTCTTTGATCAGATCTTTTTTGCTGAGCTTCTTTTCCTCGTCGCCCACTTTTAGCGCGTATTCTTTTTTGTCCGCGCCGAGGATTTCGAGGATAAAGGGCTTCATCGCCGGCGTTGCGAGATTCTCGCTAACGAGCTTATCGACGAAGGCTTCGGTTTCGGCCTTTTCCTTGGCCTCGAATGCCGCACGCTCGCGCGCGACCGAATCTTCTTTGAACTTCTTCAGTTCAGCGATTTCGCTATCCCGAGATTCGAGATCAGTCGTAAACTTCTTGAGCTGGGCCTGAGCCTCTTCGGCTTTCGCCTTTTCTGCCTTCAGTTCCAATTCAAGCTTGATCTCGTTTTCTGTAGGCATAGCCCCTCCATCGTTGTCCAAAGAAAGTTCGTACCGCCTGACGATAGCCTTATTCTCGTCCTGTTCGTAAATTTTAATTTTTGCTTCTGGGTCCAGTCCGTAGAGCGCAATGATATCCGAAAGATTCTGAACGCCAGGCAAATCGGCGCCGAGAAGAGCAACGGCACCAACAAGATAAGGATACTTCGTACCGTTTACCGTGATGTTCCAGTATATCTCGCTCGAAACTCTCTTATATGCCTTCGTCTGAATTAACTCGTAGATCTTCTCTGGAATATCGACGAAGTCGGCGACGAGCTTTTTCCCGACGCGATAGATGTTTCCGATCCAGCCCGCAGCGGGAAGACCGTCAGCCTGGATAAGCTTCTGGTCTTCCGTATGACCAAGTTTAAGCGCTGGTGTCCAGCTCTTGCTGGTCGCATTAAACGCGCGAACCATCTCATCGATATCCGCCTCGGTGTAGGTGTCTCCGTTCCATGTACCGGCCGAGAATATTTCGACTCCGTTAATCGACTTAAGGGTTGGCATCTTTATCCTCCGCTCGTCCGATTTCTGAGTTCAAGTTCGCGAATACGATTAGAGTGCGTTTCTCCGACCGACTCCTGCTTAAGCATTCGCCGCTCGTGATTCTCCACCTTCTCGATTACAACAGCGACGTTTTTATTAAGGTCGCTTACGTTATCTGCGATTGAGTTTAACTGTACTCCGACCCAGCCGACGATTACCGCTAAAGCCCAGACCGCGACTTGAAATGTAACGTCTTGAAGTTTCACTGCGTGGGGAATCCTTTCCCTTTGTTCTCTTCGATAAAGTCATCGATTGGTTTTGATCCGACTCTCGTATCAACCTCATACTCTTCGAACTTCGTAATCGGGATCAGAAGCGATCGACAATTAAAGTGCATCGGCGGAACCGGCTGCGTGCCTGACTTGAAGATTTTTCCGTCGAGTCCGCGACATATATCCGAGGTCGAATCGTCGAGAATCGCGCTGTATTGGTACGCCGTAACGACGCCGGAGTCTTCGAAGAACGCAAGGCGACCCTTGTTGAGTACCTCGGTGTGCTTCGTGCGCGCATACCTCTCGATTGAAACCAGCGCGTCGTCGTAAAGCTGTTCGCCCGCTAGAGATACGACCGACGAAAGTGGCCGTCCGTCCTTAATCGCCGCAATTACTTCCTGGCGAGCCTGCTTCGTGAGCTGATATTCCCAGTCTCCGATAAAATTGAATAGTTCCTTCTCGAGAAGCTCGAGGAACTCTGATTCAGGCTGAGGAAGCGCGTAGACGTTCTTAAACAGCTCGCTCGAAGCTGTCTTCTTACCCTCGTTGTAAATGTCGCGAAGGCTTCGCTTAAGCATCAGCTTGAGTTCGTTCTTTCGTTTAAGCCTAACGGAATCGAGGCGTCCGGCATCACCGCTCTGAATGACCTTCTTCTTCGCGATTTGCTCTAGCATGTCGTCGATCATGAACTGAACGAGAGGTTTCGCGTCGCGCGCAATGGAGTCGTCGTAGGCTTCTAGCTGTTTTTGGATCGCTTTAAAATCACACTTCTTGTGATAGTCGCCTCGTGGAAACGCTCCGAGCTTAAATTGTTTTGCTTCGGATTCGGCTGGTTCCTTCTCTTTGTTCTCGGTCTCTTTTTTGACGTCATCCGTGACGTCTTGCCCGGCCTTGGATTTATCATCTTCTTCCCCTGGACTCTGATTTGGCATCAGCTGTGCGGGCGGCGCTTCGCGGTCGACTTCCCCTTCGGGAAACTTCACGATGCTCCGGAAGTGGTTAATTTCTTCGTCCGACGCCTTATAGAGGCGACCCTTGACGGCCTCGATCCAGATCCTTGCGCCTTCGATCGCATCCGCGTCGTTAATCGGGCGTAGCTTAAACTTCGGATAGTTGTCGACGTATCCATGGTTGTAGAACACGATCGGCCAGATGATCTCGTTGTTAACGATATCCTCGAGCGCTTTACGCCTGCGCATGATGTGTTTCACAAAGATGTTTATTTGCTCTTTCCCAAGAGCTAAAGATCCAGAGCCAGTCTGAGATCCGTGAAATCCGAGCAAATCCGGAATAAATAGCGAGCGTCCAATGAACATATTGAAAATGTTTAGGGCCTTCTCGTAAACCTCGCCGTTTGATTTTGCTTCTAAAAACTCGACCTCAATGTCTTTGGGAATAGCAAGCGCCGTCTTCGCCTGAAACTTTCTAATCGCGTTGTAAATATCCGTTACCGCCTGAGGCGGAGCATTCGTATTGTACTTCGCGATCGGCGTTGGACTTGCCGCCTTTTCTAGAAATATCGCATAGTAACGGATTATCTGCCGCTTCGTAAACCAGGCCGCATAAGCTGGGCGCAGGTCACTCTTGCCATAAGGATTTTGAAACTTGCGATTTAGCACGTAATGAATAAGCGACCTTGGCTCGACGTCAATCGAGCTATACGGCCCACGCTGCTCGTACCTCTCGACATTGCCATGGACGTCAGTATGAATAATCCACGTTGCCGGATGACGCGTCTTTAGCGCATTGAGAGTAAGAGAACCGTCCGGGCGGTTCTTGAATATCTTCTCGGTTAGCGAAAAGCCGAACTCGTATGCCGATAAGATCTCTTCGAGAGAATCGTCGAACGGAACGGAAGCATCCTCGCACAGAGCGACCTTAATATCTTCGACGATTTCGTCTTGGCCGTCTTCCTCCGGAAAAATATCCCAGCCGGATCCGATAACGAGGTCTTTTTTTAATTGAAGGCAGACCGATACCTGATCGTCGTCGAGCATCTCTTCGTAAAGTCTATAGTCGCCGGTCTTCTGATAGAGATCGTCCGGGTTGTATGGTTTTAACAGTGAGTCGGGAACATAGGAGCTCTCGGCGAAAGTCTTCTCGGCAATCCCGAAGTAAAGGTCAGCAACGAGGTTCTCTGAGTGCTCGCTCTTTGGTTTCGTCAATGCTGTCGCGGTCGCTGTCTCTGCCATTAGCACCTCAGAGTAAGATTTTGCTTCCTATGTTGTTATATAACTCAAGCCCGCTTGACTCGATACACATCTGCAAAGCAATCGCGGCAGCAATGATAGTATCGTCGTGTTTGCCGTCGGCTGCTTGAATTTTTCCATTTTCATTTACGAGTGTCAGACACTCCTGAAGAGTCTGCTCGTCGTTTAAATTATAATTTCGATCTTCGATCGCATCGATAAACGCGTCTAGCATGATCGGGCGAGTAACCTTATCAGTCACCCAGCCCGGACGCGGATCGCGTTCATCTCGCGCGGTATTCAACCATCGATGAAAGAGATTCGGATAGCGGATATGTTCGTCGAGCTCTAGAAGTACCGCGTGACCATGATTGTTTCTCTCTACTCCGAGAAGCGGATGCATCCTTCCGCCCGAGACATACATCTCGCAGAGTTTCGCGAGTTGGTCCGCAAACTCCGACGGCTTTAGGTTTCCTCGAATCGTTGCGACCTGCTGACGAGTGGTCGTATTAATCATGCAGGCCGCGGACCAGTCTCCGCCGACGCCTTCGGCAGCATCGGCCCCGACCACGTAGAAGTGATTCTTGTTATATCGCTCGAAGATCTTTATCGGCCCGTCGACTTCGATCGGCTTAGGCGCTTTTAAGAGAAGTTCTTTAATCAGAGTCAGGTCAAAAACGGCCCGCCCGCTCGCAAGAAAGCACGATTGGTCGTCCTCTGGATATTCCTGAATAAAGAGTGACTTTAGGTCCGAGCGCTTAAAGCGACGGAACGCTATCTGTGCCGGCGTAATCTTCACGCCGTAGAGTCGATCCGCCTTCTCTATAAACTCGACTTCCTCTTCTGTTAGTTCGCCTATCTCGGCGTCCGGGATCTGATACTCGTGGTGCATGTACCATGGGAAAAATAAGTTTTCGTAGGTAGAACTGCGGTCCATCCAGTCTTCGTAGAAATGATTTCCCATACCGTTCGGAGTCGTTTCGACCGTCACCTTGCCATGAAGAGGAACGGCCTCGATCGTGGCCTTTAGCCGGCTTGGGTCCTGGACAAACGCTGCCTCTGAAATGTGAAGGTTTTGAATCGTATCGCCGCGCGACTCAAGGTCGCAGTAAATTCGAGAATTGATCTCGGGGAAATACATCTCGTATTTAGAGCCGCCGCCGCGGTCAACCATCGGTCGAATTTCGTCTGGTAGAAACTTGTGAGCACGCTTCACAATTCTAAAGAGCTTTTTTATGGAATCCTGCTCGTGAGCAATAATGCAGTTTGTAACATCCGGAGTCCAGATCGTGTCGTCAAATAGGCTAATGATACAGCCCGTGCTCACGCCGAATTGGCGCGCCTTTAAGATTCGCTTGCGCTTCGATTTTGAAAGTCGAATTTTTTGCTGAATACTGTTCTCGGCAAACGTAACCCGCTTCCCGTTTTTATCGACTATCTTGTAGAGATTTGCGATCCGCCAATTCGGATCACGCAATCGGCGGAAAATGGCTCGGCGGTCGCTCTGC